AGCATCATTTTGATCACCTTGAGGCAATGTAGATACGTCTTGTGAAGTATCTATATTACTCTGCTGACCGTATGGCTCAGGGCCACCAGGCCAGTAGTTGATTCTATTTGACGTAGTAATCAACGACAGTCTATCCAAGTCAACACATGGTGATAGAGTGTCTTTTTCTGTTGTCAGGACAAGTGCCATATTAAATGACTTGTTACCATCCAACTTGTTTTGCTCATTGATCTTAGAGCATACCATTTGTGGTTGCTCAAACTGATTAATTTGATTCAATACAACATCAAGATACTGACCACTATTAATGAATGAGTTTTGGTCAACAACTGTTGATCCATTACCTATTGATGTAGCAGTAGTAGTATTAACACGAGCAGTAATTGAAGTCTCTGGTAATACCATCGTTGAGACAGTAGGTGTCAGAGTTTCAAACTGGACATTCTGTGATGACCATACATCGGTGCCACCACCTCTAATACCGTTAGTTGCCACATGATCAATGTGTAACATATAAGTATCCAACCAAGGACATGATATAGAAGTGTGGACTTTATTCAATTCTGTTAGTGGTATACCATCAAGGTTATAACACTCAACAATCGATCCAGATCCATGCTCTACGTCAGCAGTGCTGGCAGCACCACGTCCAGATGCAGCAACGGTAATTGATTTACCATCGGAAGCAATTGCAGAGTATTGAATAATTTCATCGTCGATCTTAACGTATCCAGGGTTGAGGTTACTAATTGCAGCACCACCTATTAAGGTATGGAATTGACTTGCGTCTGACAACTGAATAGTTGTAGCAGCAGCTGCGAGTGTAGTAGTTAGTGTTGTATCAGGGACTTCAGAAATAATACCTGTGACTTCTACGTTGTTAGTCCTTTGATGCATACCGTGGTTTCTATGGTATACCAAGACTTCTTTGTCGTCAGCAGGGAATGATGGTGAAGCAGTTGGGTATGCTACATAAGAGTCACCACTATATGTGGCACTCGTTAGAGTAGCACTTGTGCCTCCAGCTTCTGATATGGTGTCACTTAAGTCAAACTGCTTAGAAACATAGTTTGCATAAACCGTGATAGCAGTTGCCGTCGCTCCACCAGGGAGGACATCACCTATAGCATAGTATGCTGTGACAGTAGCATTTGCAGATGAAGTAGATCCACTTAATGCATCACCTTCAGCAAATACACCGTTGTATATTGCAGACAATACAAATACTACAACTGATTGAGATGATCTTAGTCCTTGGAAAGGATCATTATTAGCATCTAAGAAACCAGCAGCGAACGTCCCATCAATGTCTGTGATAGTTATCTTCTCTGGATCTGATACAGCATCAAACTCTTTAATAGTCGCAGATGCACCAGATGGTTGCTGTTGTATTCTTGCACCAATGGTGAAGTTATAGTTATTACCTGCGGGTAAAGATAGTTGTTGAGTCGGTTTCAGTGTCAGTATTGGATTCTCTATGAGATTCTTAATACCACCGTTACCACGTCCTAGCTCAGCATTGTTGAGCATTGCGGTACCAGTCATCTGATTAAACTTAGCACGATAGACAATAAACTTCATGTCTTCGTACTGGTCAGCAGTCCAAGTAGATGCGTTTTGTGACTTGAATAAGACACCAGCATATGGCTGCTCTGATATAGTCCTTGTACCTGTGACATCAATGTCACCCATCCTTGATATCCATACTGTATACTCGTTAGAGTCAGACAGTAATACAAAACAATATTCAATCGATTGCTTAATGTATACAGGAGATCTGAATGTAAATCTTGAAGGTATAGCAGCGTTATCTGATAATTCAACGTCTGCTGGATTAATAGTTACGTCAGAGAATGGAAGAATATCCTTAGTAGGATAACCATTTTCCATTGTCCTTATCTGCATAGAGATAGGAATGTTAGCATCCTTGGTCTTGAAGAATATATCAACACCAGTTAGGAATACACCACCTTCCTCATCACATATGAATGATTGTGCAAGAGGGTCATACCAACCAATCTGTCTAGTCTCAGTCCTTGTTGTAGTAACTGTCCTAGTATCAGAAACTGTATCTCTAACCAACTCAGCGTTTCTTACAGCAAGAATAGTTTCTCTAACTGTCTTCAACTGACCTGCTGCTGTGTAAGTAGTTTCAGCAGATGAGTCTACACTGCTGCTACCCTTAGCATTAGTTTCAGATGTGGTAAATCTAAATGTCCTAGTACCAGTTGCCCAACGTGGGTTGGAATCATTACCTGGGTTAGGTATAAAGAATGTACCTTTTAGACTACCAACGTTGTCAGTTAATAGACGACGATCTTTAACAACTGCCTTAGCACCAGAAGTCTGGCCTATAAGCACCTCACCGACGTTTATATTACCGTAGAAGTTAGGGTTAACACTCTCAGATAATGAGACAGTATCAATGTTAATGAATGGAGTTTGAGATGCATATGACTCTGCTAAAGCAGCAGTTCCAGTGCCATATGGGTCGGTTGTATACCCCTCATTAGCAGGAGCAACCTTCAAACGACATCCTGAAATCTGTCCTACAACTGTCTCTCCAACAACGAAAGGTGTCTCGTTAGTGTTAGGATCAGCAGTAGATGACTTAACTATCTCAATAACTTTAGGAGTAACGTAAGTAGATACGTTAACACCATCGAAGAAAGCATAGACTCTTGTCCTAGGCTTCATTCTTTCAACGTTGAATGCAACGTTACGACTTCTAATCCAAGGAATAGCAGTCTGTGATAGGGTAAAGTCACCTAAAGACTTTCTATCAATCTTAGGTACAACCTTAGTCCTGATACCTTGTCTTGCCTGGTTGTTAACAACCCTCCAAGTCCTTCTTTCATGGACAAACAATGCCTGTCTTCCTTGTCCGTGACCCAATCTACCGAGTCTACGACCACCTGCACTGAATGAACCTGATCTATTTCTAAACTGTGATGTAGATATTAGAGACTCACCTGTCCAGTTAGTCTTCCATGATCCCCACTGTATAGGTGCAAATCCATCTCCATCAATCTGCATATCTCTAGCAGTAGCAGAGAAGTCACCTTCTACGTTTTCTACCCTAGCTGGCATACGCTTTGTATCAACCCAGTCATCTGATGCAGGAGTTAGGTCAACACGACCAATGAAAGTAAACACGTTGAATGGGTTTACATTCTCTGTCCTAGATGCATATGGTTGGGTAATAATTGCATGATCATCCCAAGGTAACAGTGCCATGTTACCAGTAGTCTTAACTATATTAGTAGAAGACGATGTATTTAATTGAAGTGGGACGTTAGTTGTAAAGTGTGATGGTCTTAGATGACCCTCCTTAAAGTCAAGGGAGCACTTGTAGTCAACGTTGAGTACGTCACCGACATTATGGTCTGTGAAGTCATCAACAACGTAACCGTTCTTGAGACGGTCAAATCCGTTATCGTCATAAGTCTTGGTGTTATCTGCTTGGACTTCAAGTAAAGATAGAGAAGTATAATATTCTACATGCTCTAGTCTTGTCTCAAGATCACCAATATCCTTCATAGTATAACGACGGATAATCTCAGGGTTAATGAGAATATCTCTTTCTACGTCATAAACATATGGACGGTATTCAAGCTGTGCTAATAGCATAGCATTGTCAATCTCATCAGGAGGTGGTAGATCCTCAGATGATACACCGTTGGTTATCCTAAGTTCATTATCGTGTGTTAGATATAACTTGTCTGCACGTGGGAGATAGTATGAATAGTCCATACGAATCTCTGTATTAACCTTCGGTATGTCGAAGATAGTAGATCCACCTGCACCACCAGAGGTGTCAAATGCCCTAGCTGAGAAGTCTAGAGATGCACATTCTACTAGGAATGGGTTAGATACCGTGCCATCTCTAGATGCCAACTCACCTACACCTGGACGGAAATCAACTTGATCTCTTAAGAAGTTGATAGATCCATCCAACTTATAAGTCGGTATTTCTGAATAACTTATACCTGTATATGATTGAGAGGCAAAGTAATCTCCAGATGATTCATGTACGAAGTAGTCAAATATAATTAACAGTTTACGAATTGGAGGTGTATACTGTGGGTATCTTGTAATCTTAGATACATCATAGAAGTGTGCTTTCTGCCCTGCTTCTAATGTATACTGAGTGGTTACAACCTTACTACCCCTAGTTACAGATCCCTCTGCGTCATCAATGATAGCAGTCAATGGGTTACCATCGTCATCCTGGCCATCAATAGTCTCACCAGCGGCAAATGGAATCTCATTCAACTGCACAACATACAATCTTAATGTTGAGTTGATGAATTGAATTACCCTACCACGTGCTCCAGAAGTCTTACCAATAACAACAGATCCGTTGTCAAAGAAGGTAGATTCTGTTAGTACTAGGTATGGTGCAGATGCATCATTATCATCTTCAGACTCATATACAGCATGTATATTGTATACATCATTCAATGCAAATGAGATCTCTTCATCCTCAATACGTGTGCCATACAAGTTACCATAGGCAAGACCGTATTTTGGTTGGTCATTATTAATTCTTGTGCGAAGGACGTTAAGACATCTCATCTTAGCAGCAGTCTTAATCTTCTTCGATACAATATTCTTAGATATCAATGCTGTTAACTTAACAGTGTTAACATTTGCTAGACCGTCAATAGTAACTGACTGTCTGTCAGCACCAAAGGTAACTGTTAATGTACCTAATTCATTGAGTGCATCAATGTTAAGGTTATCACCAACAGACCATGAAGATCCTGATTCAGCAATGATAGTTAAGATATAGTTTTCATCATCTAGTGTTGCAAACTGCTCAGATTCAGGTAGTGAAACAGTAACACCACCAGATACAACAGTCTTATTATTAAATGTCCTGTATACAAAGAATGATTCGTCAGCAATTGACTTCATCGATGTCCTAGGACAGTCAATTGACAATTCACCATTCTGATAATCCTTTTGGAATACGAAAGGACGCATTCTAGCCAGTGTAGTTACCTCACCGTCGGCATTTCCAGTACCTTTCTTAAGTCCAGTCTCTAACAACGCATGTTGTTGTAAGTAATCAAATATGAATGATGTCTGACCTGTTGCAGCATTTTGTGCTGTAGTATTAATACCACCAGGGTCTACTCTCATAACTCTGAGACTATTCTCACCCTCATCAGAGGTGTTAGTTGCTGTGATTACTTCACCTGGACGTAGATCTTCTGCAAACTTAGTCCTAAATCCTTCTATTCTACCGTTACCTGCACTGTCAATAGTAACAGTTGCACCCTCAATAACTCTTACATCATTGAGCATCCAGTTACAACCAAATACTACAGTACCTGATCCAGCAGAGTTTTGTCTACCAAGACACTTTCTAGTATCAGTTAGGTTATATGTGTGTGCTGCCTCTAGTGTACCAACAACTCGGCCATCACGCTCGATAACCTCGCCATTTATGAAGGCACCTGAGACTTGCTCAAGCATACAGTCTGTTGATGTTGGAGAAGATCCTTCGTCACCAACGTATCCTCTTGCCCTAGAAGTCCTTCCTACTAGCACATCACCAACTGCTACAGAGTTATTACCTGCTGCAAAGTTGAGAGCAGTAAACATGGTGGGATCCATTATCCATAGTTCCCAGACTCCTGTTACAGAAGACTCCTGTAATTGCACAGTACGTGCTCTACCAATCTTCCTACCAGTTACAGTATTAGTAGTATTAAGTGTCCACTCATCATATAACTCAAGTGTTTGATATGCCTGTGATACACCTTCACCAGTTAGCTCGGGCCATCCATATACATCGTAGACCTTTACCATCTGTCCTAGGCGGAATGCTAGGATAGCGTTATTTACTGATTCAAAATCTCTTGGTTTAGGAGCATCCACATATTGTGGTACTAAAAACTCAGTCCTATAACCCTTAACATATGCTCTACCTGGAGAGATCTCATATGTTACTAGATCATCTGATGCTAGGTTTCCTGACTGTGTTGTTTCTCCTACTCTATAAACACCATTATTAAATCCATCATCTAGAGTCTCTCTTGCTTTAACAGTAAAGGTGTCAATTACATAGTCACCACTTTCCTCAAAGGTTCGTCTTGCGAGAGATCTTTCAAGTTCTGAATATGCTGTGTGAGTAACAAATTGCTCAACCTTTGAGTTGTTAATACGCAGTAATTCAATGAAGTTTTTATCTGTTTCATCTGCGATTGGCTTCTTAGTGAGAGCAGTCTTAATTCTAAATCTGTGACCACCTGGAGCAGAGTAGTTAGATGTCCCAGCCGCATTATCATTAAGTGACGGGTCATCCTCTGGTGTAACGATTGATTCGCTAACTTCAAGTCCAACTCTATATGAGGGGTTATTAGTATACTGGTCAAGTATGAGATATGATGACGGTACATCTACGAAGTGTCCTCTTATAAAGTATACACCAGCATTAATATATGCTGTTGATGCTATTGCTGTTGCATCGGTAGGAAGTAACTGAGCGAATGGAGATCCAACTTCGATCAACGTAGTTCCGAAAGTTATTTCATTTTCGGCCAATAACTGCTCGTTGGGTTGAAATGTCTTGATACCAGTGCCACTTACGGTATCACCTGACTCAACGTACTTAACGTACAGTGTGACATATCCCTTAGTTGATTCTGTAGAAGGGATAGAATATAATACTTTTGCTTTAATACCTGTTGTAATACCCTCGATAATTTGTCCATTTATCTGGGTACGATATGTCTCAACGTCTACTCCTAAGAAAGACTGTTGGACTACGACTGCTTGTACTTGAAGATCATAACCTACCTGACCTGGTATGACCATAGCACCTTCTCTAAAGAAGTGCTGTCCAATCGATTCCATCTGATTCTGGAGAATCGACTGCATAGTCGTGAGCTCTCTTGCCTGGATAGGATATCCTGGTCGGAATAAGACTCTGTAAAAGTTTTTATCCTTATCGAAATCGTCAAAATAAGGACTAATATTTAGATTAGTATTCTGTGGCATTGAATTAGAACTCGATTACGATTTTGATATCTTCTATCTGGTCACCAGCACGAGTGATAGCTCCTCTGTTATCTATGTAGATAACGTCACCAGAGTTAGGATCAACTTCTGCTTTTGCATAACCATTAGTGAAAGCCATACCTAGATCGTATTCTGCATTGTTAATAACCCTTGTAGAGGATCCTGAAACAATTGGGAAGTTGATGTCTGGGTCAGCAGATGCACCTGAAGTAGCACCCACAATTGGGTTACCACCTTCAAATTCGATTAGGTTACCAGTAAATTCTGGGAAGATACCGTCAACTCTATTCTGATAATATTTCAGCACCTTAGTAGTGCTGTTCCATGATATAACACGTCCTCTTGCTGTTACCTGCTGTCCACCAACAGTACGAGATTGTGTGATAATCTCATCTGTCTGGAAGTTACCAGTAAACGTCGGTGCAAAGATAGACGCTTTTGTTGCACTCAATGTTAAATCTGAGGTTAACTCTTGAGTACCAAACTTGTTAGGATTAATTACCAAACCAATACGACGATAGTCGTTGTCAGTTGGGAAGTCACCAGATCCTTCATCATAGGTGAACTTAGTGTTAATCATGACACGGAAACCACCCAACTCAGTTGCTGGTGCTGCACCATGTCCCATCGATGGAGGTATTACAACTTCAACGCTACCACCAGTACCTGTTCCAGCACCAATACCGTTGACTTCATCGATGATTACTTTACCGAAGGTGTATCCACTACCACCAGATGTCACAGTAGCAGAGGCAATTCTACCACCATCAACTACAAGTGATACCCTACCACCTACACCGTCTCCTTTAATAGGGACGTTTTCATATGTACCATTATTATAACCACTACCAGATGAACCGATAATGATAGTATCAATTTCTCCACCAATAGCATCTGCTACCACTGCGGTATCAGATAGCACAGGCATGTACTCGTTAGAGAAGAATTTTAAGACTTGACCAACAGGGATCGTGTACATATACTTCCAACGGTAGCCATCAGCAGTTGTGATAATGCTGGTGGACGTTCCTGTAGGTTCAACAGTAGAAGGTTTACCGTTAGGATCAGAAGGAGATGTGCCGTTGTAAATGCACTTGTATACTTGATAGGACGAGTTAACAACGTAAAAGTCCGCATCATATAACTTCGTAGCACCTGACGATGCTGTCTTAGTTGAGGAATAATCATGGCGGTACATATCATAAACATAACCCAGACCACCAGTAGTCTGCTCTGGGGGAATCCAGTCGGTACGACGGATTACTTGAATGGTGTCATTAGCTAACACTCTCTTCAAGGATATCATATCCGAATAGTCATCGGAAAATTCTTGGAATGAATCTACTGGGTCTGGAGGTGCATTCTCGTTATCCCACGGTTGTGGTCTACCGATGAAGACGTATAGACGATCCCGACTAGCACCTGCCAATAGGTCAGATTGTGTAGCATCAGGACCCTCAAGAGCCTTCCTGAACCTCTCGGCAGTAAATATTCTAAATTGGTCGGTAAGTAACGCCATTACTTTACAATTGCCTTCTTTTTATTTATGGGACTAATCTTCCTCATCTCTGAGGTAGGTAGTATATTCTATAGAATCTATGACTGCGGTTGCACCTGTTGAGTTACCTCTTAAGGTTTCACCCTTCTGGAACTTATAATTAGCACCTGATGAAGTCATACTTTTAACTGTTACAACAACTTCCGTGGCACTATCGCCAACGGCTACTGCTGTGTTTGTTGCTGTAAGTCCCGAAGTGAGTCCTTCAGATGCCTCAACAGCAGTAAATGCAGCGGAAGATGCAGTATATGTTGCTTTGATAACAGCACCAGATTCATGAGCATCTCCATCACCCAGTGCACCAGCACCTTGTATGGTTGCAACTAATGAATTCTGACTACCGTCATATATTTGGTCACCAGCCTGGAATAGGGTAGTGTTTTGTCCACCTAACGTCTCTTCGATACCATAGAGTGAAGATGCTATACCACCATCTAGTGATATTTGATTTTCAAACTCAGTACTAGTATTGATTAAGTCAGGAATACCATCTCCAAGGCCATCTAATTCCGCTATGTCCTCGAATGCTCTATTTAGGATAGCACCAAGGGGTGAAGTGAATGTAACAATATCATTACCAATAGATTCAACCACATTATGTGGTGCCACACCAGTGCCTGAAGCACCAGCAGTACCAGCAACGAATGCTATAATCTTTGCCTTCTCACCTGATCTACCAGCATCAATAAATGCCAACTCATCAACCTGGAAGGTAAGGTAAAGTGCCCTATTAGTAGGATCCCAGTCATATACAATAGCAACTCTGTTAGTAGAGCTTTCAATAACACGTCTTACTTTGTCAGTAACTTGGAAGTTATACTGAGTAAGACCTGTGTTTGGGTCGTCCTGTAGGTTATCAAGAATAACCTTCTGGTCAAATCTGAAATTAATACCTCTATCACAACCAGTCAGTGTAGTAGCAGTCTTACCAGTATATCTAACAACCTCTCTACCAATTAAGACTTTACCTGATCCTGGATAAGGATTGGTTGTCTCAACATGTAGAGTAGTTTGGTTTGAGTCTGCGTCTTCTAATAGACCTGTGAGGTTGTAGAGGACTGAGTTAAGTGACTGCCTATTTCTAGCAGACCTAACAAGGTCGGTGTCTCTAGTAAATATAATCTCAGGGTCTGTGGTATATCCTCCACCACCAGACAAGAGGTCAATATTTGTAATAACACCTAGGTTAATAAACGCTTCGGCCGTTGCTCCACTACCGCCGCCTTTAATTATTTGTATAAGAGGAGGTGTCTCGAAGAATTCACCCTGATTAGTCAGAGTAATAGATGTAACTGACCCGAAACGATTGACACTAGCAACACCAGTAGCACCGTCTCCTCCACCACCTGAGATGATGATGTTAACATCTTCTTCAGTATAGTTTCTTCCCTCTTCTTCAATAGCAAGACCAGTTACCAATCCAGTAACAGGGACTAACTCACTACCTGACCCACCACCACCTTTTATCTCAGCAGTAGCATCAAAGTATGAGTCACCTGGAGAGGTTATCTGTACAAAGTCTAATGCACCAGTGCCATCATCCTTAAGGTAAACGTTACCAGCAGCAGTTTGAGATGAGTTTTCATCAGTAATAACAAGACGTAAAGGGTCATAACCCTCACCTGGATCCAATACTTCAACAGCAATTATCTCACCATTATTGGCGATTACTGCTCTTAATACTGCATCTCTAATTGGTGTGCCACAATTGCCTATCCGAAGTCTTGGTGGGTCATTAGGATCATAATCCTGACCACCATCGTTCACATAGACATCCCTGACCCCAAAGATACTATTAAATATCGGGGTTATCTGAGCACCACTACCAGGGACTGTTCTTGTCATATTAGACTACCACTAAGTTTCCCGTCATTGCGGAATGGATTGTGCATTGATAAACATAGGTTGTGCCAGCAGCAAGAGTCTGAGGGACTGTCCAATACTGCACACCTGTTTGTGTTCCAGTAACACCATTGGTAACAGCAGTACCACCAGCAGTCTGCCTTAAGGCAAATGGGTGACCTGCACCAGTTGAGTTATAGAATCTATAAGTGAAACCTCTATACACATAGATTGTTGGGTTATCAGATGTTGCATTAACACCACCACCAGTAAACCTATATGCACCAGTTCCTAATGACGAAACAGTAAATCCAACAGAAGGACTCTCTGCTACAACCCACACACCATTCTGCTCATCATAGATGAGAGTATCACCTTCTGTTGCAGAAGCAGGTAATGGGTTAACAACACTTAGAGTTACAGTATTTGATGTAACAGCAGTTGATATATGGTTTGCTGCTCCGACAACGCTTAGAGTTGAAGTTGCCAACTGTGCTGTAGTTGTACCAGTATCTCCAGTAACTGTCTTATAAACTTCCTGAGTTACGTTAGGTAAGTCATTAGTTATTGTGAGGTTATCTCCAGAGATAGCAGTAGATACTCCAGTACCACCAATGAAGTTAATCGTGCTAGTTTGAGATGTAGCAGTTTTATTTCCAGAATCACTTCCAATTACACTGTATAGATTTTGAGCTGGGTCACCTAAGGTGCCCGTCATGTTTATTGTGAGGGTGTCTCCTGCGATTGCAGTCGAGATATTAGTGCCTCCCGCAACT